ACTAACGCCATAGACCACTCGGCCACCCATCCAGGACTCCCGCTATAATAAGATCATTAGGACACGAGAGAAGACTCTAATGAAATAGTGGAGATCGATCTCCACTTACGATTTTTAAACATTAATATACCCATATCATAACAGAATTTTAACCAAATTAAAACTCCTATTAAAAATCCTCCGCCCCATATGATCCAAAAATCCATCACTATTAATTATTAAATTTATATCTATTGAGCATCCAGCAGAAGTCGAATCCGCGTCCTCGGGGTACAAATCCGATATAATAAACCACCTATACGATGGATGCATTTATTTTATTTTTCTTCCTAATCTCCAGTCATCAGGAATTAAATCTCCTTTGTGTATTTTTTTATTTTCTTTTCCGTTTGTTATCCAGCATGTTCCATATTGAGAATTACCTTCACCTTTTTGATAAATAGAATTTTTTTCTCCTATCAATCTTTTCGATTCTTCTTTATGTTTTCTTCCAGTCCAATTGCATCTTTCTATTATTCCTTCTTTTATTAATTTTTTTAATGTTTTTGATGCTAACTGTCTCATCATTTTAATATATTCAGGATTTTTCCAAAGTTTTTTAGCTCTATTAGAAGCTCCTATTATAGATATATTTCTTTCAAATCCACCATTCCCCCCTCTTTTTAAATTATAACATTTATTATCTAACACTAATTGCTCAGTTACAATTTCTGATTCCATATTTAATGCTTCTTCGTATGTGTTAAAAAACGCTATAATTTTTTTATCAAAATTTTCAACACCATATTTTTTAAAAGCTCTTTGTAATCTTAATCCTGATCCCATATAACCATCTTCTAAATTATCAGTTTTATGAACTCCATAATAAAAATTGCCATTAATTTTATTTTCTATTCTATAAAAATAGTTAAATTTTTGTTTTTTCATATGAATATATTTTTTATTTATATATTCATAAGTTCAATATTAATATTGAACTTTTGAGCACTATACAAGCTTCGAACTTGTGTTTCCGGTATACCACACCGGTGTTCTACCCACTGAACTAAAAGTGCAAAAATGCTGGATTTATATAATCTCTACTAAAATAAGACTGATTGATGTTGCTTATTAATATCCATTCGAATTAATACCAGCTCCATGTCCTCATGGAGGGACTCGAACCCCCAGCCGTGACGATATAAGCGTCCTGCGCCGACCAATTGCGCCACATGAGGTTAAAGAGCACCGCTACGGATTTGAACCGCTACCTCCGCCGTTACACCGGCGGTGTTCTACAAAGAATTTTCTCAAGAGAAATGGTACCGTTTCTTCTTCTTCCTTAAACTATCGGTGCATATATTATAGTACTACAACTGTAACCCGAATTTTGTTCTGTGCGATAATTTGTCTAAGCATCAACCCGGATATCATAGAGTTGCGTTCCCTCTAATCCTGTTTGAATTGCACCACTCCGCGGTAATAACGAATAGTCGGATGCCAATCCCTGGCCCTACTTAATTACTATTCTCCCGCGTTCCGCAACGGTGTTCGGAGTTTCCTCTGGAAATTCTGTAGAATTCCAGCTATCGCTCGTTTATAGTACTATATTTTCAAAGAACTTTAACTTCTGTTGTGTCACCAGAGACACTTCTCCATTCATTTTTATCCAAATCAAAATATCTAAGTGTAGTAATGTTTCGATTTGTTGAGCTGTCTGAAGGTCTCATATTTTCTGGAATATAATTCATATTGAGTGTTCCAAAAGCTTCTCTAAGAGTTCCATCTCTTTTTGTAAACTCAAAATGAACTTTTCCTGCTTTAAGCATTTCTTTTAACTCTTCTGTTTTAATTACATTCATATTATTTAATTTTTTCAGTATATCTTTTACTTTCAACACTTATAAAGGCATCACATCCTTTATGTAAATTACTTGGGTGATTTGGCTTTATACGATTAAACGTAATTGTATATTTTGTACCACAGTAATATCCTTCATCAATTTCGTAATATAAAACTTCTATAGAAACACCATTTTTCCAAGTTTGTCTATTACGAATAAATGGTTTTTCATTAGGATAATTAGCATCAAATTTTCTTAATATTCTTATTGAATTCATTAATGATTTAATACGAAAATCAGGAGCAGCTTCTTTATAAGGATATCCAAGATCAGCGGCATCACTAAAAATGCGTTCTTGATTTTTTTCTACTTCTTCTACTTCTTCAAAAGTAATAGCTTCTTCTTTAAATGCACCCATTGTAATAGTTTTTAAATTTATAATACAAATATAATAAAAATATCTGACAAATAAAAATTTTTAAACAATTATTTTCAAAGAACATTAAATAAAAAAAAGAGCAGCTTAGCTCTCTTTAAATTTATAATACATGAGAGCACACTTATTCCGAACCTGTTATTGAACTGGTTATTGAGGACGTCGATATGCAAATTATATTTTTCATTGTATATTATATATCAAAGTATTGTTAAAGTTTTATAATACTTAGCGCATTATATTACCATTATACGGGTTTCAACTACACGGAGTTTATCACATTTAACACATTTTTGATGTATTGCATAATAATTATAATTAGAATAAGATGGCAAACCAGCTGAAATTAAACCCATTTGATGTCTTTCAGTACGAAGGTCCTCTCTGCTTTCTTCTTTCCATATATGTTGGCAAAATAAGTATTTTAAAAAAGTTTTCATTTTTGTATTATTTTTGAGTAATATGCTTAAGTATTTCGATAATCATTTTGTCTTCATTTATAATTTTCATAAATTTATACTGGTCTTCTCTATTTATTCTATCGTCATTTCCATAGGCGCTTTTTGTCTTTGCATTCCAAACGTTTCCATCTTTAGGGATATAGGCTCTAAGTTTTCCGGTTTCCCAATAAAAGATAAAACATACAGGAAATTCCCAATCACCTCCGGCTTGTGCAAAAAATATATGAAAGCCTCGGGCAATTTCTCTGTAGCCTACTGGATAATTTGCGAATCCTTCTTTTGTGTCAAATGATGTAAAGTTTTCCCAATCAAAATTTACTTTACTCAAATCTTTTTCAATTGCTTGGGGCATTTCCCAAGGATAACCATTATCATTTTCTTCATCATCAAACATAAGGTTTTTAACTTTGGTTAAGAATTCTTTTTTTGATATTTCTGTGTAAAAACGTGCCATTATTATGAATTTTTAATTCTTTCTGAAATTTATTGATTTTTTATTGCAAAAATATTACGTGTTGCAATCCAAGCGTTAATTGGTTTAACATCAGCATCTATAAATGCTTCATATACTTTATAATATCCCTCTAATTCTTTTTCTTCTTTATTAGTTAAAGGCAATTTTTTGAACAATGTATAAAAATCTTCATCACAAAGTATTTCTTCTACGTTTATTTTGTCCCAGTTTTTCATACCATTTTCTTCTTTAATACTATAAATCTCATCGATCTGATGATAATATTTAGCAAACTGTATCATTGCTTTATTAAGATTTTCGTCTTGAATATGCACACGGTAATCATTACCCAGACATCGATATGTAAATAAAAAATTTTTCATAATGTTTGCGCTAATGTATCTAATTTTTTGTTTGTTTCTTCTATTATCTTTTTTCTTTCTGGAGTTTCGTCTTCCGAATAACAAGAAACTCGCCATTTTGGCTCGTTATCAAGATATGACCATTCATTCCAAAATTTTCCACCAAATCTAAGTTTACCTTGAAATCTCCATTCATTACATTCCTCTGTAGATTGTGTATGAATAAAAGCATCTCTCATTATCTCTGATGCTCCTATTTCAACAAGAATGTCATATACTTTATTAGCTATATCTAATGTAAGTTTCATATTAAAATAAATTTAGTTAATAATATACTAATATAATAAATTAATTTGATATAAAAAAATATTTTATCATTTATTTTCATGAATATATAAAATAAAGTAGTTAGATTAATGCTTTAACATTAATCAACCACTAGGGATAATGGCTGTCCTACTTTTTATATTTATCATTAAAATAATTAGGGAATCATGAAAGAATTTAGAAAAACAGAAGATAGACTTTTTATATGTGAAGAGTGCAATAATTTGTTTAAAAGAAAATGTAATTTAAGTACTCATATTTCTAAAAAACATAATTCAAGAAAATACTTTGATAAATGGCTACGAGATAATGATGATGAAAAATGTATAATATGCGGAAATAAAACAAAATTAAATATAAAATTCGCGGATGGATATAAAATTTGTTGTTCTAGATTTTGTATGTTAAAACATAGAAAACAAGTATTATTAAAAAATTATGGCGTAAAAAATGTATCTCAATTAAATAGAACTAAAGAAACAAAAAGAAAAAATTCAATAAAGAAATATGGTGTAGAACATTATGTGCAAAGTGAAGAATTTAAAGAAAAAAGTAAAGAAACCTTATTAAAACATTATGGTGTAGAACACCCAATGAAAAATGATAAAATTAAAGAAAAAAGAAAACAAACTTGTTTAAGTACTTATGGCGTTAAAAATCCATTTCAATATAAAGAAACTAAAGAAAAAAGAAAAAAAATATGTTTAGAAAAATATGGTGTTGAAGAACCTTTTAATGCAATTGAAATAAGAGAAAAAAATAAAATATCACTTGCCAAAAGAAAAGGAATAAAGCAATCTAAAATAACTAAAGAAAAAAGAAAACAAACATGTTTAAGAAAATATGGAGTACAATATTCATTACAAAATGAAGAAGTTAAACAAAAAAGCAAACAAACTAATAGAAAAAAATATGGAGTTGACAATCCTTCGCAGGATAAAAAAACATATGAAAAAGGACTAAAAACTAGGTTTAAACTTTTCCAATATCCAAATACTGAATTGACATATCAGGGTTCTTTTGAAAAACATTTTTTAGATACTTATTATGAAAAAATAGATATTCAAAACGGAAAGTCATTTAGATATGAGACGACCAACAATAAAAATAAAATATATCATTCAGATTTTTATATTCCATCAAAAAATCTTATTGTCGAAATAAAAAATTCTTATTTAGCCGAACGAGATAAAGACGAAATTCAATTTAAGAAAAACGCAGTATTAAATGAAGGTTATAATTATATAATGATCGTTGATAAAGATTACTCTTCTTTTTTGCGATAATCTAATCTACGTATTATACGTCCCTTTGAAAGATCATACGGTGACATGTCAATAATAACGCGATCAGAAACAAGAATTTGAATTGAATGCATGCGGATTTTTCCGGATAAATGAGCAGTTACAATATGCCCACTTGATAATTGAGCTCGAAAAATTGAGTTTCCAAGTGCTTCTGTGATTGTAGCTTCAGCTTCAATGTTGTTTTGTTTTGACATTTATTTATTTTTATATAAAGTAATGTGTTTACGAGTTATAGCAAAAATGATAAAAATTATTGCAATAACTATTATCATGATAAGCAACGGTATCCAAATCGGAGAAAGTACCCATAGCCAAGACCATGATATTGTATTTGTAAGTTTTAATACTAAGAATATCAAAAATAAAACTGTGCAAAAAGATATTCCCGAACCTGAAGAATTGTTTGAATGTGCCATTTTATGAAATTATATATGATTTAATTATCCATCCGATTAAAAGAGTAAACCATGGAGCAATGATACTAAGTATTAAGCCTTTTAATTTATCAGTATATTCATCTTTTAATACTTGTGATGGATGAGTTTTAAATAAACTGATAAAACACATTATTCCAATTGCCTGTAAAAATGTTAATGCAGGAAGAGCAGGAAATACCGGTATCAAAAACCAATACCAATATTTCCAAACGACCAGTCCCCAAGATAAAACACCGTAAAAAAATGAAATTACAAATATTACAATTAATCCTAAAAATAAAAGTAATGTTTCCATATTATTATAATTTGAAGATTTAAGCAAATATAATAATAAAATCTGACAAATAAAAATATTTATGAAAAAAAATTAATTTTTTTATCGAGCTGTTTTTTCAGACTGTAATTTAAGATCTTTAGAATTTTTCCACGTTAATTTTCTTCCGGTTTTATTCGTAGGATCTGCGTAAACTAATGCGGTTCTTCCGGCAAAATTATCAGCTGCAGCTTTTTCTAAAAACGATAAAAGCGCAGTTAATTCGGTTTTTTCAACTAAATTTTTAATAAACTTATATGCTGCATCTTCTTTCCATAAAGATCCGGATAAATATTTTTTAATAGCTAACTGAAAAACAAATTCTTTAACATCTTTAGAATCATTTTTATTTAATTTATTGTATTGATCGAGAATACTTTCATTTAAAGTTTGTGAATTTAAATTATCTTTTTCAGAATATTCATTTAAATTTTCGGCAACAAGTTTTTTCATAATAACAGATTATTTTATATTATATATTAATAGTTTTGTTTAATATATTCTATAAGTTTATTCAAATCTTTATCAACAGAACTATTAAACAATCCTAAATTTGATGTTAAAAATTCAATTCGTTTTTGTTTATATTCTTTTGCTATTAATTTTTCATTTTTTGATAGTGTCTCATATCCTCTTTTAAATCCAGCGTTATCTGCATCCCACATTATCTTTTGTAATTTATTTATAGGTCTTTTGCGATATTTTGTAACTTCAATTAAATCACAAATAGTATTCATCATCATTTTATCTTTTGAAATATATGAATTGATAAAATATTTTATTGATTTATTTTCATTATCTTTTTTCTTAGGATCATATATTATGTCATGCATAAATGATGCAACACATAATGCATGTTTATCTTGTGTACTTAATTCTTTAAAATTAATATCATTTTCAATATTTTGTAATATATCAATTAAATGATTTATGTTATGATAAAAACGATGTTTTTCACTCCATCTGAATGGTAATTGATCAATTGCTTTATTATTAATATAAATTTTTAAAATATTATTAAAGGTTTTAAATGGATTCATTGTATTTATTTTTTTTCCTTTTCAAAGATCTTTGTTACTTTACCATATACATTTTTAGTCCAGCCATTAACATATCCGTGATTATTACCGATTTGAACGCCACGTTTTTCATTTTTTGCTTTAACTAAATGTGTATAATAATTACCTCTTACTTTACAGTAAACAATGTTACCTATTTCAACTTCTTTCCAAGTACAAGGAGTTAATTCAACTGCCTGTCTTGATTCTAATATTGGAGTCATAGAATTTCCAGGTTCTTTTGAAATAATTGTTTCACCTGCTAATAATTTTTCTACTTTCCAGTTCATCATGTAATTTATATTATGTATTTTTAAAAAGTTCTTTATATTAATTAAGAAATTATGTTAAATATTTTCTTTAGCGATATGATCTTTAATAATTTTGACTATATTAGAGTGTCCATTACGAATTGCATATCGTAGCGGCTCATCACCATATATATGCACATCTGCACCATCATCTAATAAGAGCTTAACAACTTCAGTATGTCCGTGATAACTTGCCCACCGTAAAGCGGTATCACTAATTGCATGCACATTTGCTCCTGCATCTAACAAAAGCTTAACTATATCAACATATCCATATCTACTTGCCCACCGTAAAGCAAAATCATTTTCCATGCGCACCTCTGCTCCGATATCTATTAAATACTTAACAAACTTAGTTTTTCCTGCTTGAGCACAAATCCGTAAAAGATCTCTTTCAATATATTTATATCCAGTTTCTGTTTCAACCCATTTCTTGATCTGATGTTTCATGCCAATGTTCATATCAGCTATCGGATCTGAATCTTCAATAAATTTCTCAAACACAAGCCTCGCTTTCATTTAAACATCATAATTTTATTTATATATTTAAAAATAATTCTTCAAAATTTTTTTATATCAAATCTTTTTATTATATTTGTACTATATATTTAAACATGTACTATTATGGAAGACGATCTTGGAAAACGGATGAAAGAAAAAGAAGATATATAAAATAAAACTGTGTTTTTAGATGATATATCTTCAAAAAGAAAGATTGATAAAATTTTAATTGAATGTGATCAGTGTGGAAAAAAATTTAAAAGGAGTTTAATAGAAATTCAAAGACAAAGAAAGAGAAGAAATGGAAAAGATTTATGCAAAAGTTGTTCAGGATTAAAGAAAAATAGATATGAAAAACAACCCAAAAAAATAAAATTAATATGTGAAGATTGTGGCAAACAATTTAAGCGTTCTTATGGAATTTTTATTAAAAATAAAGAAAAAAATGAAAGAATCATTTGTATAAATTGTGCAAATAAAAGAGCTTCAAAAAATAGACTTCAATGTCAAAAAAAATATTGGGATATAGAAAAAAGAAAAAAACATGGAGAAATTATAAGAAATAGTGAAGCTCATAAAAAAGCAATGAGAATTAAAGACATTTCTAAAGAAAAAAATGGAATGTACAGCAAAAAACATAAAGATTCTACTAAGCTATTAATGTCTATTTCTAGAACTGGTAAAAAACAAAGCGATGAAACTATTAAAAAAAGAATTATTACTTTTAAAAATAATCGTGAACGAAAAATACAATTAGGTATTATAATGATTAAGAGTATCAATAGTACGCTTAAACATTATATAAATTTAACATATAGATGGAATAGAAAAATATTGGAAAGAGATGAATTCAAATGTACTAAATGTAATTCGAAAGAAAAATTAAATGCACATCATATCAAGCCATTTTCTGTTATAATTAAAGATTTACTTAAAAATACAAATTTCAAAACTGATTTAGAAAAGTATGATTATTTAAAAGAGCAACCCGAATTAATAGATTTAGAGTTAAAAAATGGTGTAACTTTATGTAGAAAATGTCATAAAAGTATTCATAAAAAATGGGGATCACATAATGCAGAAAGTAATTAATAATTTAGAAAAAAGGATGAAAGAACAATACGAGAATAGAACTCGTTATTTTCTTCCTCGTAGAACGTATACAATAATTCGCCTTGATGGAAAAGCATTTCACACATTTACAAAAGGACTTAAAAAACCTTATGATCAAGATTTTATTGATATGATGGATAGTACTGCATTATTTTTATGTGAAGAAATTCAAGGTGTACAATTTGCATATGTTCAATCAGATGAAATTTCTCTTCTTCTTACAGATTTTGAAAAACCTACCACTGATGCATGGTTTGATGGAAACATACAAAAAATAACATCTGTGTCTGCGTCTATGGCTTCTGCAATTTTTAATAACATAAATGTTTTTAATCATAGTAATCTTGCGTTTTTTGATTCTAGAGTTTTTACTATTCCAGACGCAATTGAGGTTGAAAATTATTTTATTTGGAGGCAGAAAGACGCAATTAGGAATTCTATTGCAATGACAGCTCAAAGTCTTTATTCTCATAAGGAACTTATTGGCAAATCTAAAGATGAACAACAAGATATGATACATGCTAAAGGTGGTAATTGGAATAATATGCCTGATGAATTTAAAAGAGGAAGAATGATTATTTATAATAAAAATGAAATTTCTAGAAACTGGAGTGTTATTCCTGCTATAGATATTCTTAAAGAAAGAGAGACTTTTAGAAATTGGATACCAAAGATAATAAATTAACTTTGCGATCATCTTTAACAATTCTTTAACACAGATATTTTATTATATCAAAGTTTTTTATTATATTAATACTATAGAACTTAAATAACTAATATACACTATTATGGCACAAAATGTTAATCTCCTAACAAGTATTGGTTACAAAGTCTCAACGATTGATGAAATTCGCAATTATTCTCCGGCTGTTTTTTCAGAACATAGAAGTCCTAAGGTTTCCAATCGTTATTCGTTTGTACCAACAGATGAACTTCTTATGGCATTCGAATCTTTAGGCTGGAATCCTACTTATACACGTCAAAATGGTCATGGCCAATATTCTCGTCACATGGTACGTTTAATTAATCCAGATCTTGGATTTATGAACTTAAAGGCAGATAAAGTGAAACCCCAAATTGTTATCGATAATTCTCATAATGGAATGTCTCCTGCTCAACTTCATATGGGTCTTTTTAGACTTGTTTGTACAAATGGCTTAGTTATTGCAATGCCAGGTATGTATACTTCAGTTAAACTTCGTCACGTGGGTATTGATATGTCTGAACTTAAACAATTAATGGAAATCGTAGCTAATCAGTATACAACTGTAGGCAAACACATAGATGATATGCAGCAATATGTCCTTAATCAAGATCAGAAAGAGGAATTTGTTATCAAAGCTATAGCTGCACGTGAACCTCATGTATTTGTTAAAGAAGACGGAACTATTGATATGAAGAAAGCTACTACTATAATCAAACCAGCACAAATAATTGAACCAATAAGAGGCGAAGATAAAGCTAACGATCTTTGGTCAGTTTTTAATGTTATTCAAGAACGTCTTGTTAAAGGTGAATTTGATCGTCAGACAATGAATGGCCGTAGAACGAAACCTCGGGGTATCAATAATGCTAGTCGACACATTGATTTTAACAAAAAGCTCTGGGAACTTGCTGAAGCATATATGACAGTATAAACATATTATTAACTTAGAATTTATATCATGAAAACAACAAAAACTTGTGAAATCAAAAAAAGTACTATTACCTTTTTTGTAATTGCATTTATAATATTATTTGCAGTATTAGTAATGTCATTCTCTAAAAATCTAGATTCTTCGAATGAATCTATGCTTCCTCAATCATCATATAAGATGAGTAATATTAATTCTTATGTTGAAGCACATCGCTTAAATGTAGACGGAGTAACATATATTGTAATTGTTGGAAGAAGCGGAGCTGCCGTATCAATTATTAAGCATCGTTAAATTATTATGATAAAAAACGCATCTTTTTTCTATTTTTTAATACTTTTTTGTGTTCTAATAGTATCGATTGTAATGTTTTATAATCATTGGTATTATTTTGGATTTTTGATGGCTGTTATATTTGTGGGGGGAATATTTAATTATTATGACATGAAAGAACATACCAATGAAGATACGTATAAAAGATATAAAAGTCGAAGAGCGGTTTATTTTAATAAATTAGATAAAAAACAAAAAGAAACACATTTAAATAAGGTTGAAAATGAATTAGAAAAACTTAAAAAATAAATAACAAAAATAAATAATTATGAACAACTATTTTGATAAATTATCCAATGACATTGAAATGGATATTATAGACAGAGCAACCGAACTTCAAACAGATATGAACGCTTTTATAGAAAAAATGAAATCTTATAAAGAAGGAAATAAACTTTCTTATGAAATCTGTATAAGCATATATTTTTTAATAAAGATTGCTGAATTAGAAAAAAAACTTGAAAATCAATACTTATCTTTAAAAAATTAAATTATGGGATTTTACATTAATCACAATTCAAACGGAGTTTCTTTACCAGCACGTGATAAGGCAGATTATCTTATTCTTGACGGAGGCACTGAAATTTCTGAACCAAAGCAATGGGTTCCTAATCTAGTATGTGTTGTTGAAAACGAAATGTTTGACGCTGCTGGATATGTTTATTCTGAGGATGAACTTATAGCATTTACAAATCCTCATGATTATCGACCAAAACAATGGATTATATATCCAAGAGCTGCTGAATTGTCAGGATATACAGAATAAACTAAGTTTTATAAAACTTTATTATTAATAACTATATAATATATAAAATTTTATATGGCTATAAAGATACACTAATTTTTTGGGTACACATTAATATATATAATAAAAATATATTATAATGTTTAAACAAAATATATTAGGAAATTTTATATGTGAAGAATGTAAAAAAGAATGTAAAAATTTAAGATCTTTAAGTAAACATATACAACTTACACATTATCCTATTAAAAAATATTACGATAAATATGTATTAGACAATAATAAAAATATATGTAAACTGTGCGGAAAAGAAAATAAATTTAAAGGCTTAGTTTATGGATATACAAATGGTTGTTGTAAGTTACATATGAATAAATTAGGATACGAAAATAGAAAAGAAAGTTTGTTGAAAAGCTATGGAGTTGAAAATCCGTTTCAACGAACGGATTTAAAAAATAAAATAAAAACTACATGGATTCGTAATTATGGTGTAGATAATCCAAATAAATCAAAAATTGTTAGAAACAAACTCGAAGATACAAATATAAAAAAATATGGAAGCACATGTACATTAGGAAATAAAGAAATTAGAAAAAAAGCAGAAGATACGTGTGAAAAAAATTATGGAACAAGAAATCCATTTTCAAGTAAAATAGTTAAAGAAAAAATTAAAAATACTAACATCGAAAAATATGGGGTTGAAAATCCCTTACAAAATAGAGAAATATTTGATAAAGCGTTTAAAACACGTATTTTAATTAAAAAATATAAAGACACAAATTTATTATATCAGGCATCTTATGAATATGATTTTTTAAATACATTTTTTGATAATTTTCCGGATATTATAAATGGTCCCTCTATAAAATATATGATGAATGATAAATCTAAAATTTATCATTCAGATTTTTATATACCTTCATTAAATTTAATTATAGAAATTAAAAACCATTATCTTTTTAAAAAATATAAAGATGAAATTTTATTAAAAGGTGAAGCAGCGAAATCAAAAAAATATAATTACATATTAATAATAGATAAAGATTATACACAATTTATAGAAAAATATGTTAAAACCTAATTCGAATAATAATAAAAAAATTATTGCATTAGATAATTTTACAGCTATACGATTACGGCCAACATTATATGTTGGCCAAATTTCAGAGATACAAGAAAAATATCCTATGATAATTAATGGAAACCTTGTTAATCTGGAAAAAAAATATTCGCCAGGTTACTATCAACTATTAATTGAAATACTTGAAAATGCATTAGACGAAGCAAAACGATGTAAGGGAAAAATGAAAGAAATTATAGTCAAAGTTAATGTTGATAACAATGAAATAACTATAATAGATGGAGGCTTAGGTTTTCATGATGGTCAAAAGAAACATAAAAAAACAAAGAAAAATACGGTAAGAACCGCGCTAGAAGAACTTCATGCCGGCTCAAATTTTATAGATACATCAACTAATATATTAGGAACTTTTGGTTTGGGCGCTGCTGTAACTAATATACTTTCAGAGAAATTTACAGTTGCAACAGTTAATAAGACACACTCTGTAAAATATGAATGGGAAAATTTTAAAGTAATAAAAGAAGAAATCAGAAAAAAAACAGCCCAAGATACTTTAGGAACTACAATATCTTTTATTCCATCAAAAGAAATATTTCCTAATTATATATGGGATATTGATATTATAACTACATATTTATCATTTAAAGCATTTTTGATAAAAAATGATCCTGTTATTAAAAAACTTAATCTTCTTGGTTTTTTTATCAAAGATAATAAAGAATATTTAATAGATATTACTTCAGACTTTATTCCAAAGGATCATATTACAGTTTCAAATAATTATGGAACAATTTATCTTTGGGAAGCATATGAAAATTCTTGTGCATTATCATTTGTTAATGGATCACAGTGTACAGGAATACACCAAAAAGTTGTAAATGATTGGATTAATGGGTATTTTAAATATAATCTTGCTCATCATTTCTATGAAACTTTAATATCTCTTAACGTGCCCTCTCATTTAATGAGATTTTCAGATCAAAATAAAACTAAATTTGCAACAGGCCGTTGGGAAATTGAAGATAATATGAAAGAAAATTTTCATGGTAAGTTAATTAGATTTTTAAGCAAATCAAAAATAGGACAAAATATAGAGAAAGCAATTGAAGATCGACTTCATAATGAGAATATGAATAAGATTAAAAGAGCGCAAAGACAATCAAAACGCAAGATTTCTGATAAATTTAGTCCTGCATCAAAATTTAAACAAAATATTTATATAACTGAAGGATTAAGCGCATCGGGTAGTGTAAAACAAGCAAGAGACTCTGAAGTTGACGCAATATATGCTCTTAAAGGTAAAGTTAAAAACGCTCGTAAATTATCCGATTTAACTGCTAATACAGAATGGTTAGATATTATGAGTATACTTGAAATTGAGCCAGGAAATAAAAAATTACCAGCCTACGATAAAATTATTATTGCTAGTGACAGTGATGCAGATGGCGAACATATTACTTCGTTAATAATAAGTTTTTTTTATAAATGGTTTCCACAAATAATTGAAAATAAAAAATTATATAGACTTATAACACCATTAGTTGTATGCGATGTACAAAAAGAAAGAAAATATTTTTTTACACTGGAAGAATTTAATGAATTTACAAAGAAAACAAAAGTAGCAAACACTAAATATTTAAAAGGATTAGGATCTTTATCACTAAAAGATTGGGAATATGTTATGAATCATAAAATATTATTTTCTATAATAAATGATAGGAGCGCAAATCGATTTTTGGAGATAGCATTTGGAGATAATGCTGAAAAAAGAAAGAAATTTTTAGCAGGAAAATAAAATTTTTAAAACATTAGTTAAATAAAATAATATGCAAATAGAATATTATAAAGAACATGATGAAGAAGGCAACCCAATTGAAGATAAAGAAAATTGGAAAAATGTTGTGATTGATATGTCAAAAATAGCAGTAAAGAAATTTTCTGATATTAAAGATATGCCATTTTCAAGTATACGTGATTTTTTTATTTTCAATGATGGTCTTGAAGGATATTTGAATGCATATTCTGAATTACCGTATTTTTCGTATTGTTTTTTTAAAAAAAATAAATTCTATCCTAATATGTATCGTTTTGAAGATTTTAACGTTAACATATTTATTAAAAATTTATTTAAATATTTTGATGTTCCTATAAATTCGTATGCAAAAGTATCATATCAAGGAAATGAAAAGTCTAAACTTACATCAATGATAATATGTTTTACGCCAACATTTTATATGTATGTTGACGGCGCTGATAAGGGTATTTTTTATTATGATCCTGAATATGAAAAAAATAAAAATTCATTATTTTATATAATATTAGGTTTACTTAAAAAAGTTAAAAAACCTAAAGTATCTAAAAATAAAATATTTATTATTTATCAAGGAGCGCACGGTTTTGATAAAATAGGATTTGATGTTAAAAAGATAGATGTAAATTTATCTGAAAATTATAATGATGGATTTGAAGAAGTTGCTGGAAAAATTACAGATGGTCTTAATGACAAAAATAAAACTAATCTTGTTATTTTAAGTGGAGAACCCGGAGTTGGAAAATGTGTTTCTGCTAATACTAAAATAACTATACGTAACAAAAAAACCGGAAAAATTGAAGAAATTAATATTGTAGATTTAATGTAGTTTTGGCAATTTCTGCTTTACCATAAATGAATATATAAAATAAAAATTTATGGCTAAACGAATAAGTGTATGGAATAAAGAATACTGGATTAAACGGGGCCTTTCAGAGAAAGATGCTTATAACAAAATTAGAGAAATTCAGATAAAAAATAATAAAAATAGAAAAAACAATACCAAACCATATGAAAAATTAAAACAAAAATTAATATTAGAAAATAAATCGAAGGAAGAAATAGAAATATTAATTACAAAAATTAGAAAAGAATCTTCATGTTGGTGCAAAGAATATTGGATTAAGCGGGGATTTACAGAAGAAGAATCTATAAATAAAATTAAAGAAAAACAAACAAAAAATTCATTAAAAGTAGACAATAAAAACAAAGATAATCCCTATGAAATAAAAACATGGATGAATAGGGGATTATCTGAAAAAGACTCACGAAAAAAAATTCAACAAATAAAAGATTCTCAAAACATATATAAAAATTTTTCAGAGGATGAACTTAATGATGTGATGCAAAAAAGAAAAGATACATATTATTCTAAATCTGAGAAAGAAAGAAATAAAATTAATAAAAATCGAGGAAAAACAAAAGAACAGCTTATTAGTAAATTTGGAGAAGAATATGTTACTAAATTATTATTTAACAGAGGAAAGGGAAGAAGAAATTCATTTTTTCGAAGATATAGTAAAATATCTGAAAAATTTTTTAATGATTTACAAAATAATATAAACAATAGACTTTATTTTGGAAAAAATGAAAAATGGATTCGATATAATAAAAATAAAGGTTTTTATGTTGATTTATTATGTAAAAATAAAATAATAGAATTTAATGGGAATTTTTATCATGCTAATCCTAAATTTTATACTGCGGATTCAGTTATAAAAATTAGTAATGCTAAAATTTTAACTGCTGAACAAATATGGAAAAAAGATAAGTTTAAAAATAAAATGTTACAATCTCTTAACTATAAAATTTTAATTATTTGGGAAGATGATTTGAGTAAAGAAGAATATAACAAAACTTTAATTAAGTGTATAAAATTTTTACAAGATGAATAAAAAATTTATTGAATCAAAAAAAATAGATAATTATGAAGTGTTAACCCCGAATGGGTGGGTTAATATTGATGCTATTCATAAAACGATTGAATATGATGTGTATTTAATAAAAACAAAAGCGCACGAATTAAAATGCGCAGATAATCATATAGTTATTCTAAAAAATAACTTTTATAGTGAAATTTTTGCTAGACAATTAAAGATTGGAGATGAAATTTTAACAGAAAATTCATATGAAAAAGTTATTGGTGTTGAAAAATTAAATGAAAAAGAAAATATGTATGATTTGGAATTGGATTACACTTCTTCCAAATTATATTATACAAACGGTATAGTAAGTCATAATACCACTTTTATTCGTTATCTTACTTCTAAATTAAAAAAGAATATAATTTTTATATCTCCGGATATGGTAAATTCTATTACAGATCCTGGATTTATTCCGTTTTTAATGAAAAATAACGACTCTATACTTATAATTGAAGATGCAGAACCTGCGCTTGAGAAAAGAAACACAGGTAATAGAAGTAGCGCAGTAAGTAATGTATTAAATTTAACAGATGGCTTACTTTCAGATTGTTTAAATATATCAATTATTGCAACTTTTAATACAGGAAATAAAAATATTGATGAAGCTTTAACAAGAAAAGGAAGGCTTTTGATGACTTATAAATTTGATAAACTTAGTATAGAGAAATCAAAAAATTTATTGGATAAGTTAGGATATAAAGATGTTGAGGTAAAAGAAGCAATGACACTTGCTGATATTTATTATTATGGAACTGATAATAATAAAATATTAGAAGAAAATAAACAAATAGGATTTAAATTATGAAAACTGAATTACAAAAAAAATTATTAGAAAAATATTCTCATTTTTTTCAAACAGATTTGAAAATCTATATTGGAGAAAAATCAATGAATGAGGAAGTTCATGAACTTCTTAATCAAGAAGAAATAGTACTCCCTATTCAATTTGGATTTGAGTGCGGAAATGGTTGGTATATGCTTCTCGATGAATTAATGGCCGAAATTGATAATCATCTTAAAAATGTTAATCGTTGGCGTGAAAAAGGAGAACATAAATATAAGTTTCTAAAAAACTTAAGCCATGAGTTAAGAATTCGAAGCGCTCATAAACAAAAGATGAGAAAGAAACTTGGTGAATGGATTGAAAAAAGAGCGCCCAGAGTGCATCTCCCTTTTCTTACAGTCAACATTGATCAAATAAAAGAGAAGTTTGGAGGCCTTAGATTCTACTATAGTGGCGGAGACGATTTCATTTTTGGTGCAGTTAGTTTAGCCGAAAATATGTCATACAAGATATGTGAATGCTGCGGCACTACAAAAAATATTGGACAAACAAAGGGATGGATAACTACTCTTTGTAAAGAATGCGCAGAGAAGAATAAAAATATAATTTGGGAGGCAAATAATGAATATTAATTACAAAAAAATAGGTGTATTTTTAGGAATATTTGCAATAATGATAGTGGTCATTGTATTTTTTATGTCAGAAAAAACATCTAATGATGTATCAGATACTAAAAATTTTATAATAACAGAAAGAAAAATATTTGAAATTGCTGTTACATCTACAGGAGAATTACAAGCAGAAAATTATATAGAGATATTAGCACCTTCTATGCTTCAAAGTAGAAATCTAAGAGTTAATAACGTAACCATCACAGATATAGTTCCCGAGGGAACTGTAGTTAGTGTAGGAGATTATGTAGCAACACTTGACAAAACAGATTTAGATAATACTCTAAAAGGTGAATTAGAGTCACTAATAACAGCAGAAACTAATTTAGAAGTTAGAATGCTTGATACTGCAGTAACTTTAAGTAACGCAAGAGATAATATTAAAAATCAAATTTTTGCTGTTGAAGAAGCCACGATTAAGCTCCAACAATCAAAATATGAACCTCCTGCTACAATTAGACAAGCAGAAATAGCATTGGATAAAGTTGAAAGATCGCTTGAACAAATAAAAAAGAACTATGAATTGCAGATTCAACAATCTAGAGCAAATATTCGAGTTATGGAAAATAATTTAATAAGACAAAAAATTAGAGTAAATGAACTTGGAAATGTTTTATCTCAGTTTGAAATTACATCTCCTGGGAATGGTATGATTATTTATAAAAAAGAACGTGATGGGTCAAAACGAAAAATAGGTTCATCTATAAATACATTTGACTTAGTTATTGCTACGCTTCCTGATATGAGTTCAATGATTTCACGAACATATGTTAATGAAATAGATGTTTCGAATGTTAGAATAGGACAAGATGTAAGACTTACTGTAGACGCGTTTGCGGGTAGAACATATACAGGAAAAGTCATCGATGTATCTAATATAGGAGAACAATTACCTAATACTGATGCTAAAGTATTTGAAGTATTCATATCCATCGATCAATCTGATGCAATTTTAAGACCCGCGATGACAACCGGAAATAGAATAATTATAAAAACTATAGATAATGTAATCTATGTTCCTCTTTCAGCAGTTACTAAAGAAAACGAAAAATCTTATGTATATATAGCAGATAAAAAAAGTAGAAAAAAAATAGAAGTCAAAACGAGTGAATATAATGAAAGCCACATAATCATAGAAGAAGGGCTGAATGAAGGAACTCAAGTTTGTTTGAATTAAAAAATATTTTTATTTATATTTAAATTATAAATTGTCAAATATTTTTATTATATTTGTATATAATTAAGAATAAAATTAAAATAATAATAATGTAAGTAAAATTATGAATAAATCAAGATTAAAATACAGAATGTATTTTTTTGTTCCTTATAATATATCAGATATACAAAAAGGAATACAAGCAGGGCATGCGGCACTTGAATATGCTGCTAAATATTATAATGATGAATCATTTCAAAATTTTATATTTTGGGATAAAACCTGGATAATTTTAAACGGCGGAACTTCTAATGACTGTCATTTTGGAAATCCAAAGGGAAGTATGGAAGAATTATATAATGAGATTAAAGATAATCACATACCTTGCGTAAAATTTAATGAACCTGACTTAAATTGTGCAACAACTGCAATTTGTTTTCTTGCTGATGAACGAGTATGGGATTATGAAACTTATCCTAATTTCGTAGATTATATAACAAATGTTGTATTTCCTAGAAATAGATATGAACCTTCAACAGAAACTTATATAGAATTAA